AAAAAAACAATGTGGATACCATAGACGATAGACCAAAAAAACAATGTGGATACCATAGACGATAGACCAAAAAAACAATGTGGATACCATAGACGATAGACCAAAAAAACAATGTGGATACCAAATAGAAAGTGTATATAACAAAGAAACGAGATTTGTATAAATGTCGTTTAACGCAAATAATAGAAGTATGGGTGGGGGACCAAAAATAAAAATAGAATTTTTTGAATTCGAAAAGAAAACGCATGGGAATAAAAGACTTCAAGTCAATCATCAAGCATCACATACAGAAAATGGGACAGGCATTGGGGACGCCAGGAGAAAAGAAGAGTTCAAAACTGGAAGAAGATGCGGCATCGGCAGCAGTGATTGCCGATGTTCCTTGGCCCAAGATCAAGGATATTGAAGTATCTGAGCCTTGGGCTGGGTATATCTTCTCTGGGGAGAAGGAAGTAGAAGGAAGAAAGAACAATCCTAAGAGCTGGGGAGCCACAAAGGCCGGGGATAATTTGAATGTTATTGAGATGAAAGATGGGGTGAAGACAGGTCGCGCTGAGATCTTTAAGGTCGTGGCTGTTCGTACGTATCCATCGTTGAGGGACTATCTCATGGCTGAGACTGTGAGTAAGGTTCTCCCTGGAAAGAATACGATTGAAGAGGGCGAGGCTGTGTATCTCGGTTTTGGTGGAGCAACTCCTGATGCTATCGCTATTAGGCAAGAGGAGTATGATGAGCATGGCGTCATAGCCATCGAGTTGGCCCCTCTATCCAAGGCTTGAATTATAATTAAAAAAACATTATATCGTAATATTACGATATAATATCTAATGTCGTCTGAAACGGAATTTTACAAGTTTGCTATGCCAGTTCGTTTTTCTTGTATGGGGGAACTGGGCATTCTACTTCTTTTTCCCGTGTTTTCAGGCAACCCTCAATAAATCCGAATTTACCGTCCGGATGGCGAATACCCATTCCGCTCAGAAAATCTAAATCTACCGATTTAACATCTGGCATTTTGTGATCAAAATATATCGCCGGTAAGTCGAAATCTCTTTTAATCTTGGGATCTACGTCGCCCAATCCTTTACTCACGGGTTCTAAAAGCGTATCATAATAAAAGATAATTGAATCCAATAAATGAAATTTCATCAAAAAATTCTGTTGTCTTTCAATGGCCATGCTAGCAATGAATGGGATTATAATTGACACTTTTACCGAATTTAGAACGAGATTCTTTTCGCGTTTGTTATATTCAACGTTTTCATTAATGTTTGCCAGACTTTGCGTTATCTGAGATCCGCTGAATGCGCCATCATCTACTATGACATAATGAAGATTTGTATTCCGTTGATTAGCTTTCAATGTTTTACCTGAGTATTCTACAATATCTCTTGGTTTTGGATTAAAATATTCATATGCAAGGTTAGTTGCCCAATAATTTGATTTGGATTTGTTTTTATGACTTCCTTGTGTTGCAGTCAGAAGAACAAAGGGATCACTATTATTTTGATTAAATGTTTCTACTGTTCGTTGAAGGAAATTTTTGAAATCGGTGAAGCTGATATGTCTAATGCTGGAAGCATATTGCCTTGCATACTTAGAATATAATGGATTGATAGATTTACCATCTCGACTTCTAAATACAGAGAATCCACTTCCCATTTGAGCACCTCTTTCAACTTCCGCATAAGAATCAATAATGCCGCCTTGTTCAATTCGTTGAACAATATATTCGAGTCTTGCTTGAATGATAGGATGAGATCTCGGAGTTAGTAGACCTTCTGTTTGATTTTGTCTTACTACAGATTCAAAATCACTAACTCTCTGGGCATCTCCGTCATAAATAATATATTCTACAGGAATACTAGACAAATTAGAAGATACTTTTACAACAGATTTATATCCTTGAACTGATGGGTTCGGATCAATTATGGGATTCGAGGCGGCATTTGCTAATTTTTCTATTTGGCTGGGCATGAAAATAATAGCATCTATAATATTTATTGAAAATTCATTCCACTTCTTAGCTGCTACTAATTTGAGCTGTTTCAAATCAGCCAGTTTGAGACCATAAGTTGTTTCATTGACAGCTGTATAAACAGGAGTTCTAGGCAAATTAATATTCAAGGGCTGTATAGGATCTGTCAAAGGGAGAGGTTTAGCACTCAAGCTATTTTCTAAAATGCTTATACCTTCTGGCAATACAAAGATTTGATCCATAGACTTTCCTGTTTTGCTGGCTAATCTAGTAAGAGCAGCATCTATAGGAGCTAAAATTACTTTTATTTGGCCATTTGATATCTGTTGGTATCTGGATTTTAAAAAATGGTTAAAGTAGTTATTTGCTCCGTTGAAAATAAGAAATTGTTCTATCTCATATAGTAATCTATCATTGTATGCATCCATTCCGGCTGGGAATCAGTATTTTATTGAAATTAAAAATAAAAAAACATTATATCGTAATGTTACGATATAAATCAAATAAAGAGACGCCGTACATTACTCCACACTCGGAATACCATCTACATATGAAATGAAATCGTCTAATCTCGCTACTTTGCCTATATCGCTAAGAAATGAGCTAAAATTTCTATCAATGTTAGCCCTATAATTTATGAGCCATTCCGTTGACATTGCAGTATGAAAGTATTTTAATAACTTTAGGCAATAATTATGTATTTTGATGAGATTTTCTCTATTATAATGTGTTGCTTCTATGAGCTTTTGTGTTTCTCTTTGAATATCGAGTATACCTCTAGAAAGATATCCATTAAAATCTTGATTATTAGCCATACTTCTAATTCTTACAATATAATCAGATATTGGTTCTGTATATAATAATTTTTCATCGTCAATCGAATATTTCTTTATTCTCCCCCATTCATATGCTGTAAACGTCACTCCATCTGATTCGAAATGTCCATAAGGTATTTTGAGATCATCGACTATTTTGAAAACTAGGGCTATTATTTTGTTATTCTGTTCTTCTTCATATAATGGATTAAATCCATTTCCGGTTGGCATATTCGTATTTAATGCGCAAAAACCAAGAAGCTTAAAGAAATCATGAATCCAATTCGATCTGTCTGGATATCTCCCATCAGATTTCAAACTATTGCCAAGATGTCCTTCCGGTAATTTAATATGTGAAGTGCCAAAATCTATTATCACTGGTAGTCCATTCGTATTTATAATAACATTATTGTCGTGGAAATCATAATGGGTAAAATCTAGAGTATCATATGCAACCCCATAGGACCTAATAATATGACTCATAATAGATTTGAATCGTGATAGAAGGCAATAATTGTATCTGAGATATGCTCTTAAGGTTACGCCTTCTATCTTTTCGAGGTACAGATAGTCGCACAATGGAAAATTTTCTGTCTCGGGTAGTATACAAGTCTTGTTATCATTATAACCGATTGTTCTCATAAATCCTGAGTTATTTAGTTTATTAATTTCCAATCCAATTATTATTTCACGATCAAAATCTTCTTGTATCTCATCGGGTTCTTCCTCATTTCTGATATATATACTGCGGGGATAATATTTTACTACAATATCGCCGATAATATAGACGTCTTCATCGCCTATACGTATTAGTTGATTAATTCTGTCTTGTAGGATATTAGATTGTAATTGAGGATATCTCCGAAGATATTCTGATGCATTTATAACAGGACCGATAACTAACACAGCTAATTGCTTCGAGATATTTTTTCGGTCATCTTCAATAAAACTCCATGACAACGTCTCAACAGTTAATAAGTTCTTGAGCGAAATTAGAGCATTATCGCGAGTTTTGGAGTCAAGCAGTTGTTGTTCTATTAGTTTCAGTTTTGGTAAGAGAGGAAGATTCAGTTTTGACGATACCATACGTTTATGTTCATCGGCTGTAAATGGACTTTCAGGAAAGTCAAGATAAAATACTCGAACAAATTCTTCACTAGCGTCAGCAGTATAATCAATGATTCTAGCTCCTGCTTTAAGTGTAGATAAAAGGCTGGAAATATTATAAGCTCTGACTATCGAGAATATACCTTTCCAATAATATGCTAAATTCACCGTCTCACCTCTCAAAGGCGGTATTTCGATTATTGTATTCACATATGGCAAAATACTTTGATATAATAATCTTTGAGCTATCGTTCCTATCCCTTTGGATCTAAATTCTTCTTTTATCCATATATAAACCTCTGATCTATTAACCCATGCACTTCTCGAAAACGGATTAGGTCCATCTAATAATATTCTACCCGCTACTTTATCGGTTAATTTATCTATGATTAACCAAGTTCCCCAGACCGGGTATTTCATCATTAATTCTGAAGTATTTCCCTCGAACTCGTTTTCTGTTGGAAATTCAGTAAATCCTGCATCTGCAGCATATAAATCATCTAACTGATGTTCTTCTGGATATTTTTGATTCAACAGCTGCAGAGTCTCTATGCTATCTACATGCACCAGCATCACAGGTGATTCAATATTTAAATTTTGACTTGATATGTTTTGACTACCGGCCTGTGTTAATTTCTCTAATTGATCTGGCGTAAAAATAATTGCATCTACTATGGCAACATATAGGTCATTGAAAAATTCGCCAGCTGCGACTTTAAGTTTTTGTAAGTCAGCTGATTTTAGACCATAAGTAGTTCCATTTATGGCTGTATAAAAAGGAATTCTGGGTAAACTGGGATCTAAAGGCTGTACAGGATCAATTAAACTTAGTTTTGTTGGACTTAAACTGTTATCCAAGATTATTATGCCTTCAGGCAATGCAAAAATGTCTTGCAATGATTTATTAGTCCTTGTTGATAGCCTGACGAGAGCAGCATCTATAGGAGCTAAAATTACTTTTATAGTTCCATTAGTTATCAAAGGATATCTAGACTTTAAGAAGTAATTAAGATAATTTGTTGATGTCCCATTAGCAACAAGAAATTGCTCTATTTCATATATTAAACTATCGTTATTTGTATTCATCCTCCGAAATGTCGGCTTTTATATTGAAATTTATTATATCAATATATTTGTATTCATCCTCCGAAATGTCGGCTTTTATATTGAAATTTATTATATCAATATAT